GGCGCTGTTTTGGGCGGTGCTGTAGGTAGTGGTCTTGGCGATCAAGCAGAAGCCGCTGTTAGTAGTGCTACACGTATTGCGTCTGCGCCCAATATAAGAACTTTATTTGAACAGGTCGATCTTAGAAATTTCACTTTTGATTTCAAAATGATTGCAACAAGCCCACAAGAATCTGTCGCCATTAGAAATATAGTAAAAATGTTTCGTCAAGAACTTTATCCTGAAAAAATAGCATTAGGTACATCAGGTGTTCCTTTAGGTTATAAATTTCCTAATGTATTTGAAATTGAAATTAAAAATAGATATAGTGGTTTAAATTCAAATCCTGGTTTTAAGATTCAGCGATGTTACTTAAAAAATGTAGAGACTACATTTAACGAAACTGCAACAGGTCTTTTTTCAGACGGCAATTTTGTTGAGGTAAGTGTGTCATTATCGTTTACCGAAATCGTAACGCTAGACAAACAAAAAGTAAGGGATGGATATTAATGTCTAATTATTTTAAAAAATTCCCGAAGGTACTGTATCTTTTTGGTGATGAAATTACTCCAGTCGCTTTTCAGAATCTTTCAAAATCAAGTAATTATATAAAAAACATATCTGATGAGATTTCTACTTATATTGAATATGAGATAAAAGATTTTGAACGTCCCGATTCTTTGTCGCAACAACTTTACGGAACTAGTGAATATGACTGGACGTTTTTTATGATGAATGATCCTATCATGGAACAAGGTTGGCCTTTGGCTCTTCAAGATTTATATCAGTTAAGTACTACCGAGTTACATAAAGACTGGACGTGCAAATTAGAATATGAATATTATACAGCGGACAGTGTGAGCAAATCTATCTCAACAAAATATCCTATAGGACAAACGGTCAGTGTTAATGGTAAATCTTTAATTGTCAAAAGTAAAAATCTTCAACTTGGTGAAATTTCTGTGTATTCGCCCAACTATAGTGTAGACAGTGATTTTACTGCTGCAGGAGGACTGATAAGTTATACAGATTCTGACAATGTAGTTATTGAGAATAATTTAGTATCTACTGTAAAAGAATCGTTTGGAACTTATGAGTATCGTAATAGTCAAGGCGAGCCTATAGATTATCTCTATTTTCCATTATACAACGAACAAGGTGAAGATACACAAGTGGTCGTAACTCCTAAGATTGCTATTACTAATTTAGACAAACTTATCGAAGATAATGAGAAACTTAAAAAAATACGTATCATCAAAAAAGAATTGATCGGAAATGTTGTGGGCAAATACAAGTCGATACTCGGTAATCAATAATGTCTCAGACAACATTTAGTATATTAGAAGCAGTACTTATATCATCCAGATCTGAAGGCAATGATGTTGAAATTGATATCAGAAACAATCTGGTAGAGTTTCAAATTTTTGAACATCTTGCCAAGCCTTATATAGATGCTACGATTATTTTTGTAGATGATTTTGGAATGAGAGACACCTTATCGATGGCGGGTACTGAAAAGTTTCGTATTACCTTGGGTTCACCAGACGATCTTAACGAACCCACATTCACTAAATTCTTTTTTGTCGGGAAAGTCAATAGTACACGAAAGATGAACGAACGTTCTGAGATCATATCTCTAAATTTAATTGAAGATCATCTTTACATTGATTCTATAAAACAATTAAGTCGTTCGTATACTGCACCCATTGAAGAAATCATCGAGCAAATATGTTCTATTGAATTGGGCAAAACCGTGGTTCGTAGAGACTTTGAGGGTACTGCTCAAGGCGATAGAAAGATCATTGTTCCTTATATGAGCCCTCTTCAAGCAGTGAGTTGGATCAAAGATCGTGCTACTACGCGAACGGGTGGTCCAATATATTTGCGTTCAATACTGTGGAGTAATAATTTAATTCTGTCTGATTTTGACAGTTTAATGAAAGTTGATGTTGTTAATAAAAAGTTTCCTCTGCGTTATAGTGATGCAATTTCTAGCGTTGATGCCAAAGACGATTTGAAAAGACCTTATTACAGTGTTATATCCTACAACGAAGCAAATGCTGATAACATGCTATCTCAATATGAAAATGGAAATGTAGGATCTTATTATTCCAATTTAGACGCTGGTACAGGTATTAGTTCTGGTGCACATATTTCGATTCGTGATATAGTCGATGAGTTTTATTCTACCGATCTTATATCTTCGGACACTGTACAGACCATATATGATCCTACTTTAAAAATTGGTGATAAACTTTCTGACGAATATAATTCATTAAACATTTTTCAGATAACATCATCTAATACTTACAATCAGTTTTCTAGTTATCATGATGAAGCAGTTATTGTAGATCAAGATAAGAACATCATCGAATCTAAACTGAAAGTTAAAAACAAAATAATAAGATCTATTCTTAAAAAGAATATATTAGACATCGGTATTGAAGGCCGTTTGATATTTTCTGCTAAAATATCGACTGGTAACAGAATTCGTGTTTTGTTTTTGAATTCCGCAGCAGGATCTGAAAACAAAGACGCAATAGAACAGATAGATAAACGTAAGAGTGGCGACTATTTCATTTTAGCGATCAATCATATTTTTAAAGACAACACTCATTTTTCACAATTGCGTCTAACCAAAATAGGCGAATTACCTAGAGATTTCGCAATAGAATGAACGTATTAAGACCTATACAGAAAGATTATTATGGAGATGATAACCGTTGGTTTTTGGGTTATGTGATTAATTCGGCACCTCCTGCTGGACTAGAGGGCCGTGTTAAAATTCGTATCACTGGTGTTCATAATTCCAATACAGGAGAGATTCCTGAAAAAGATTTACCGTGGGCTCAAGTCTTGATTCCTACTACAGAAGGTGGTTCATCTGGTATCGGAAGAATACCACAGTTGTCCAAAGGTGCTTTTGTGTTCGGTATTTTTCTCGATGGAATGTCATCGCAAATACCATTAGTGCTTGGATCTTTGCCACACACTGAACTGCCCACATCTATTCAAAAAGAACAACGCGGCTCGTCTGAAAATTCATTCGAATATGATCAAAAACGAATACAAAACGTAGTTATAGCAAAAATTGCAAAGGATGATCTTGCTAATCCTAGTGTTGGTATTAGAAGACAACAATCTATGAAGTTTTTTATTGATAATGGTTATAAAATAATTCATGCCGCTGCTATCACTGGTGCATTAGAGAACATATCGTCATTTGTTACATTTGGTGGAGTGTCTAATACAGGAATTGCCCAATGGTCAATTGATCCTTCTATAGGAAGTCGTTACACAGGATTACTAAGATTTTCGCAACAATATAGACCTGCTGTAGACTGGAAATTATATTCTACTCAATTACAGTTTGTTCTTTTTGAATTGCGTACTAGATTTAATTTAACCAACTCAAAACTAAACGTAACAAACAACATTAAAGATGCTAGTCAGGTCTTTAATAAATATTATCTTAACAGCGCATCTCAGAGTGATCAAATCGCCCAAAGAGCATATGACGAGGTCTTAGTATAATGCCAGAAGTAGTTGATCCAAAAACAGGCAAGATCCTTAATGTTTCCCAAAGAAAGGCTAATGATGCCACCGAAACTTTCTCGGAAGAACTGAAAAAAACAGTTAACAAAGCCGCAAGTGCAGTGTCTACAAATAATATTGATGCTAAAGCGAAAGAAGCAATAAGTACATTCACTGATGCCAAATCTTCTATCGGTGGGCAAGTAGCGGGTCAAATCAAAGGTGGGATGGAAAATCTCACTTCAAAAGTTGACGGTTATAAAGATCAACTGTCTGATGCAAAAGATACTGCGGCTGGGCTTCTGAGCGGGGACACTACCTCTCTGAAGAATATGGGCACTGATATGATAAATGGTGCTGTTTCAGGTTTGTTATCTAAACTCGGCACTAAAGTTAAAATCGAATATAGTGATCCTGATCCTGAGACGGGAATCGTGACTCCAATAGCAGCTTCTCTTGAAGCAGATCCTACATCCGGTGCAATCAGCGGGCTTCTATCTATTATCACAGGTTTGGGTGCTAGTTTAAATCCTGCCGATCTTGCGGCCAACTTTAAAGGCGAACTTCAAAATATTGTCACGGATGTATCGGCCGAGGGTTTGTTGTCTGCGGGTAAAGATCTTGCAGTGGGTAAGATTGGCGCGTTTACTTCTACGTCGATCAGTGAACTTTCAACAACAGCGTTAAACTCAGTAACAGATGAAATTAGAAGCACCGTAGGTTCTGCATTAGCCGGTGCTGCGAATATAAACAAAGAAATCACGTATGTGACAGGCATTAATGTGGATGACCTTAATAATATCGTGACATCAACGGCTACTACTACTTCGCCTGGAGTTGGCGGCATGATGGGCTTTACCGATTCGGACGAATTTAATCAGGCTATGAGATATGTAGACAGTGACGCGATTTCTGATATAAGTGGGCGCATAACAAAGGCTAATGAGATCGTTCAAGATCTTGAGGGTGCTAAGACTGATTTGGCTACATTGTCAGGCGGCAAAGACGGTGCGACAGTATTAACTGCAACACAGAATGCTACATCTGCTAGGAATGATTACGCCGCAAGTGTTGTAGAATACAAAGGAATGGTTTCAAATAAAATTGCCAAAGGTTCTCAAGTCGGAATGGTGCAAGGTTTAAGTACTGAAACACTAACAACTATCCGACAGAAGATTAAAGAAGTTGCACCAAAAATCTCTAATGAAAATGTAGAACAGGTTATACTATTATCACAAGGCGATGCTGCTGATGAAAGTGCTGCTATTAGAATCCTACAAGACAATAGTGGTTTAACATATCCAGAAATAGTAAGATTTATTAAATCTATTGATACTACAATAGCAAACTCCACAAAATTGCCACCCGACACAGTAATATTTCCTGATCCATATCAGATCGGTACCTATCAACAATATTGGAATAAAGGTGAAGGTAATCCTGCCTTTCCTTATATCTCATCTGTTGAAGAACTTCAGGCTGAAATTGGAATTATTAAACGAGAAGTAGATACAGTGATTGTTCATTGGACTGAAACTCACACTAATAAGAACATAGGCTCAGAAGAAATTAATGGATGGCATCTCGCCGCTGGATTATCTGGTATTGGTTATCATTATGTATGTCGTAGAGACGGCTCTTTACAAAGAGGTCGCCCAGTTAGTTTAGATGGAGAACATACGCCAGGATTTGATATTAATACAATAGCATTTGTTTTTGTTGGTGGTATCAATGCACCAACAGGAACACCTAACGCTGCTAATTTTATATCCTCACAATCTTTGACACGCAGTCAAATAAACACCTTTGATCATTTTTGTAGATCGTTCTATAATGTATATCCAGGCATTAAAATTGTAGGGCATAGTGACGTAGATGAAACCGGTCAGAATGTTGATCCTGGATTTGATGTGCCTGATTATGTATTAACTAGATTTGGAAAAAACAATGACTAATACGATTGACGACCTCTCGGGAAGAAAACGATATTTAAATGAAGGTCAAGAAGATACCGAAGGTGTTACTATAGATGGAATGGTAGATCCTACTGGAGAATATCCTAAGAGAGATTATTTTTTTGGATCTAGTGTTAACAAAGCCGCTGTAGGTTCTAAAGTAAATAATCTAGGATTAGGTGGTAGTGAATTAGGCATAGATTTGGAATTGCCAGATCAAAAACCTTCTGTGTACCCTTTCAATCAAGTACAGGAAACTGAGTCTGGGCATGTCATTGAGATTGACGATACTCCTGGAGGTGAACGCATTCTTATCAAGCATCGGTCTGGTGCTGGTATGGAACTTCGTGCTGACGGTAGTGTTTTGATATCATCTCAGAAGCAGACAGTTCAAGTCACAGGCGGTGACGCAACGGTGATAGTAGAAGGTGAAGGCAATCTAATTTACAAGGGTGATGTTAATTTACGTGTTGCGGGCGATTTCAATGTAGATGTAGATGGCAATTATAATCTAGAGGTGGCTGGTGATAAGATAGAGAACATTAAAGGGCGTCACACCAAAGTAGTCAATCGTGATCAGAACTACACTGTCAGAGGGTCACGAGGAGCGATGGTGATCGGTCCTAACTCGGAAACTATGTTAGACACACATAATGTACTAGCAAAAGGCAACACCAATATTCGCAGTGAGGCTAAAATAGAAGTCACAGCAGGAACAAATTTGGTAACATCTGCGGTTGCAGAATGGACAAGTGCTGCTGGTACTGCTAACATTACTGCACGACATATCAGTATGATTGGGCACAAAGGCACCATTGGTGGTCCTCTTATTGATTATTACGGATCAACATACGGTGGTTTGCCGGGTGGTGTAACTAACTTGGCAACTTTCTATGGATGTTTGGTGGGTAAAGCAAGCGAAGCATGGCATAGTGATTATGCAATGTATGCGTCAGGCGCAGGTTTTGCTACAAATGCGGGTGCTGCGGCAACGGCTGTTAAGGGTGGAGGTACTACACCAGGACCACCTCCTGTCGGTGTTCCACCAAAACCTGGTATCATGCCGTTCATTCCGATACCTCCGAAGGCTCCTCTTCCTAATCCTGCTGTTGTTGAACTTATGTTAGCCACTGGTTCATATGGTGTTAGAAACGTACAGGTGGATTCTAAACTGAAAGAGAAGATCATGAAGTCTGATGAGTATGAGGAGTTGTTCAACTTTGATCCTGATATTCACGAGATTAGATCTAAAATTAGATCACCTAGTAATTTAAACAATGGTAAGTTTACCAGTTATCTGGTAAGTGAAGAGTTATTAAACAAAGATTTCTCCAAAACAATACCTAAGAATATTGGTCGTTCAGCGAACAAAGATGGAACGATACGGTTTGGTGTTGAATTACTTGGTAATAATCCTGTAGATAATAGAAGTAAAAGGTTCAAGGTGAAGAAATGAAGTTATTGATTGATCCAAAATATGATCCCACAGGTAAAGAAATTACGTCCAAATTGAAACTAGGCCCAGGCATTAGTATGGCAAAGTTTCTAGGCGCTAGAGGATCTAGAACTCAAATCAAAAAGTTATACAATGAAGGATTTAATGGTCCACCTGATCTAGATCAGATAGCAAGAAATCTTGTGCTTCATGCACAAATTATGCAGACTGTGGTAAGCAACCAAGAGTACGCACAACATCGACTGATAGTTTCAGAAGGTATCTACGAACCTAATCCCGCGTTTGATCCTTCGGGCAATTACATCGGCGAAAGACCTGGCGACATTCTTAAATTGAGAAGAACAGGACAAGTAGTTGTATATCAACTAGTGGATCGTGCAGGTAAAACTGATCCAAGAAAAACATTCGATCTCGCAGTATATTGGAAAGATTATATCAACTATGATAAGATAACGTTAGATTACGACACGTTTGATCCAAACGGAGATCTTACATCTCAAATCGTTGTAGAAACACCCGTTGTCCCAGTGACTTTTGAAGTAAGTTATAAATATGATATTGAAACAAAATATAATGGTGTGTTGCAAACTAAGAACGAATTTCTAGAAATCTTACCTGATTAGTATAAATAAAAGAAAAATGGTTTATTAATGGCAATTAATCAAGAAGACGGTAATTTATCATCGAGCCCTCGGGTCACCAAGATCCGACCGTACTCTGATATAGACTTAACCTTTGGTGCTAGAACTGCAACTGATGGTGATGTGTTTAGAAAAACTGATGCCGCTTCTGTAAAACAGGCGTTAAAAAACTTACTGTTAACAAATCGATTTGAAAAACCTTATCGACCAGCATACGGTGCTAACTTATCAGGTCTCTTGTTTGAACTTGCTGATGCTGATACCGGTAATGAAATCGCGTCACGAATTAAAAATACGGTTACTCGTTATGAACCACGAGTTAAAATTTTAAAACTAAAAGTAGTTTCTCAACCAGATTACAATAAAATAAAGGTGTTAATTGAATTTCGTGTTGTTAATACTGGTATTATAGATGTATTGCAGTTGGTATTAGGTGGTTCAGAGATCTGTGATCCTCCTTTTAATCCGGCTCCACCAAAACTAGAGTTCACGGGCGATCGTATTGTAAGTGAAAATCTAGATAGTTTGATAACCGAAGCAGGTGGTTTTATATCTTACGATGATGATGCTGAAATTTATTTAGACATAGCGTTGATAACAGCGTAACAGGAGAAATTAAATGGCAACGGCTATAAAATCTACTGAGTTAGATTTTGACAATATTAAAAATAATCTTAAAACTTTTCTAGCTCAAACGCCTGAATTTGCCGATTATAATTTCGAAGCATCTGGGCTTTCAAGCATTCTGGATGTGTTGGCTTATAATACTCATTACAATTCGTTATTAGCAAATTTTGCATTAAACGAATCTTTTCTTTCGACTGCACAGCTTCGATCTTCTTTAGTAAGTCTTGCTGGATCATTAGGTTACAGTGTTAGATCTAAAACCGCGTCTTGTGCTATAACCAATTTATATGTTGTCAATCCTTTTATACCAACATCTATGGTTTTGCCTTCTGGATTTAAATTTAGTTCTACGATTAATAATAAATCATATACATTTAAAACACGAGAAACTTTAATCGCAACTAACAATGGTTCTAATCAATATTACTTTCAGCTTGGAGAAAATCAAAACATAGCCATTTATGAGGGTATTGAACAACGCAAACTTTTTGTTGCTGGGCCCGCAGGAGAAAACGAATCTTATATTATTCCAACTCAAAATTTGGATCTACAAACTGTTCAGGTTAGAGTTTATGCTGATCCTTCTACTACTTTCTATGATGTGTATACTGAAATTAGTGATGTTGTTAGTATTGGTAAAGACTCCAGAATTTTTGTTGTCAAAGAAACCCCTAATGGTCAATATGAGTTGACATTTGGCAATGGTGCTAGATTAGGAAAGTTTCCATCAGCGGGTAATAAAATTGAAGTTATCTACGATGCTGTTGCTGGACCTAATGCCAATGGAGGAAGAACTTTTATTCCTGTAGATACTGTTACTGATGGAGAAGGTAACAATCTAACATTAAATGTAGTTACTGTCACGGGTTCCATGGCAGGGCAAGAAAAAGAACCTATATCTTCTATTAGAAAAAATGCGCCTTATTTGTATGCGACACAGAATAGAATGGTTACCGCCTCAGATTATAGTTCTTTAGTTCTAAGGAAATTTTCTAATGTAATTAGCGACATTAAATCGTGGGGTGGAGAAGATAACGTTCCTCCTCAGTATGGTACTGTGTTCTTATCTATTGTTTTTAATACTGAAAATGCCGATATCATAGAACAAACAAAAAAAGATATTATATCACTCGCAAAAAATCTATCGGTGGCTTCCTTTAGTATCAGCTTCACTGATCCTAATACAACATATTTGGTAGTAGATACCAAGTTTCAATGGAATCCTAATTTAACAAGTTCATCTCAAACAGCAATTGAACAGATTGTCAAAGACACTGTTATCAATTACTTTGATGCACAGTTAGGTGGTTTTGATAAATCATTTAGAAGATCCAATCTTTTAACATTAATTGATGATGCTGATCCTTCTATTCTTTCATCTCGGGCTAATGTTAGAATGCAATATAGATTTATTCCCAGTGTCGGTATTTCAAATTATACGATACAATTTCCTTCTAGTATTGAAACATCTAATACCACTTCACATTCTATTACTAGTGATAGTTTTAATATCTCAGGTAAAGTTGGAACTTTTCGTAATCGATTAGGATCTTCTGTTATAGAAATTATAGATATTAGTACAGGTAAAAATATATCAGATAATGTCGGAGAATATAATGCGTCAACAGGGACAATAACATTAAGTTCTTTTACTGGTTCCCTATTATCGAACAATGCAAATATTAAAATCACTGCTGTTCCCGCAAACGAATCCACAGTTAATGCTTTGCGTAATAACGTTTTAAATTTCGATGCAACAGCATCTACGACAACGGCAATTATTACCGATTCACTATAAACAAAGGATTGAAAGAGAAATAAAATGGCATCATCTACGACAAGAAGTTTTAATAGAACAATGTTAGACCAATTCAAGAAAGATCTTGATAGTGATGGTGTAGAATATTTTATAGGCATTGCAAAGAATACTCCTTTTTCTTTAACATCACCGCTCGATATTAAATCTATTCATTATCAATCCGAGATGCGTCATACTCTACAGTCTGTTAAAACGTTATCATCCAATTCTTTCGTTGTTCCTTTAATAAATTGGACACCAAATATTATTTGGCAAGAATATGACGATGGTTTAACACTGGGTGCTACAGATCAAGTGACACAGTTTTATGTTTTAAACTCACTCAACGAAGTGTTTATTTGTATTCAACAAAATAAATTAGCAGGCGGGCAAAGTGTAATTTCAACAGTTGAACCAACATCGAGTTTATCTTTACCTGGTTCACCCGGCAGAACATTTAAAACGTCAGATGATTATCTCTGGAGGCAGATTGGTGTTTTGAGTAACTTGGCTATAGCTAATTTCAAAACGGCAAATTGGATGCCTGTGAAACACATTACAGATCGTTCAGACTTTCTAGCAATTTCGGAAGAGAACACTCAACGTAACTTACAAGATTCTGCAATCGCAGGTGAAATAATTAACATTGCCATTGATAGTGGTGGATATGGCTATACAGAAGCTCCTACTATTATAATTGGAGGTGATGGTGAATTCGCTGCTTTCTCTTGCGAAATCAATGATGGGAAAATTGTTAAGATTAATATTGATTCGGCTATTCCTTTAGATGTTACTGCTGATCCGAGCGGATTTACACGACAAGGTGGTGTGTATAGTGGGCATGGCCGTGGATATACTCACGCATCTGCTCAGACTGCTACTGGAGGATCTGTCTTACGACCAATTCTTGGACCCAAAGAAGGCCTTAATGCCAATCCTGTTGTTTCTTTGAAAGCGGAATCTTTAATGGTGCAATCAGATTTTGCAGGTAATGAATTTAATGAAATTTTGGCACATAATGATTTTGCACAAGTTGCACTTTTACGTGATATTAAACAAACTGATGGTATTACTCCTTTCGTCTCAAATACAGGCAATGGGATGAAACATATTGAGATTACAGTTAATGGTGGTGGTGGCACAGTCTTTACAGAGGACGAATTAATTTCCAATGCAGGAGAAAACGTGTTTGGAAGAGTTTTTCACCACGATACTATATCTACCCCCAATAAACTTTATTACTATCAAGATGATGAAACTGGGCATGTTCCATTCACTTCAGCGGATACTTCTATAAAAAACTTTAATCAAAATCAGACAACGGCCTCAGTTGTTAGCTTTCAATTACCCGATTTTGACATATATTCGGGTGACGTTTTATATATAAATAATCTAGATACCGCAATAGATCGTGCAGATAATCAAACCGAAGACATAAGAATCGTTATTCAGTTAGGACAAAACTAATGCCAACAACATTTACTACTACCACTTTATCGGGTTTATATAACGATGATTATCAGGATTCTGATAACTATCATCAAATTTTATTTAATTCTGGTAGAGCCTTACAAGCTAGAGAATTGACTCAACTGCAAACTATGATCTATCAAGAGATGGGACGGTTTGGTGGAAATATTTTCAAAGAGGGTTCCGCAGTGTCATTTGGTGGTGTTGGAATAAACTCTTTTTACGATTATGTCCAAATCGCTACAATTGCAAACGGGGTCTTCAGTGATATTCCTGTGGGAACTATATTTACTAATGATAACGGTGTTAAAGCTAAAGTGATATCGGTTCTTAATAGCACTGTTTCTACTCCTAATACATTGTACGTTAGTTATATTGATGGCGGTGCCAACGTTGCCTCCGGAGAATCGCCTTCATTCTCACCTTCCGACGATATAACGGCTCCTGGCTTTGGGTTAACAGTGTGGAATACAGGTGTTGATGCAGCGTCTCCCGTAGGCAGAGGTACTAGAGTAGATGTTGCGGGTGGTGACTTTTTTGTATTAGGTAGATTTGTACGTGCAACACCACAAAATTTAATTCTGTCTAAATATAGTCAAACTGCTAATACTACGATAGGATATAAAGTTATTCAAGAAGTAGTATCAGTAAATGATACTACTGATTTATATGATAATAGTGGCGGTATTATTAATAATGCCTCGCCTGGTGCTGACAGATACAGAATTAGATTAGAACTGGTTGAGAAAAAATCAATCACTTCCGATGATACGTTCGTCTTTGTAGCTAAAATTCAAAATTCTAAAATTGTGGAAAAGGTTGATGTTTTAGATAATTATAACAAAATTAATGATGTCCTTGCTTTAAGAACAAACGAAGAGTCTGGCGATTATATTGTTAAACCTTTTACTATAGCTTTTGATTCTGCTGATGATGCAAGTAATTTAAGTCTTACCGTATCGTCCGGTATTGCATATGTCAATGGATATCGTGTAGAAAATCCTTCACCTATTGAACTAATCGTACCAAAATCACAATCGACTGAATTTGTTAATAGCGATGTTGTTCCTGTAATATACGGTAACTACGTTTTACTTGACACTGCAACAGACTTACCTGACCTCACTTATGGATCTTTAGAAATCGCTTCAGACCTCGGTGGTTCGTCTAGAATTGGTGAATGTAGAATTCGAGGAATTGAACCTTCAGGATCAGGTTATAAATTGTACTTGTTTGATGTTGTTATGGACGCAGGACAAGATTTTGCGGCCGCGAGATCAATTGGTCTCGGAAAATATTTAATAACTAATAACGATTTAGGTGACGAAAATGGTTTTACAAACGCTAGACTATTAGGAACAACCGACAACGATCTTTTGTTTCCAACCTCAAGACCTAGATTATCATCTTTAGACAATGTTATCATAACAACACAAAGAACTGCAATCAAAACGGCTAGTGGTACTACCGTAACGCTTGATACTCTTTCTGGCGATTCATATACGGATACGAGTCAATGGTTAATTTACAATATCACGGATAATACTGCTGTAACTGTACCTACGGTTGATATAACTAATCCACAACAGGCAACGATCAGTGGTTTGATTGATACTAAACAATATCGTATATCTTATTATATCAAAACATCACAAGCCGCCACTGGCAGCGCCTTTACATTGAAAAGCAAAACTTTAACTACAAGTGTAGGTTCCTATTATGCTGATGTTGTCACGGGTGAAGTTGATCTGGGTGTACCAGATGTGTATGAGATAGACGAAATCAGAATCGTTGCTGCTGGCGGTGGAGCTGATAATACTACAGGAGCCGATTGTTCAGAAAGATTTATTCTGGATGATGGTCAACGAGATAATTATTATGCAAACAGTAAACTATTATTGAAAGGTGGTGAATCTGATCCTTTAAGAGTATACGTTGCATTTAAATATTACGCTCACAGTACTGGTGACTTTTTTGCTGCATCAAGTTATGCATCATATGCGGATATTCCAGAACACACTTTACAAGATGGCACTATAGTAAGTCTACGAAACTATCTGGATTTTAGACCCGACAAAGATGCTGCCGGCGCTTTCACAAAAATTTCATATCTGCCAAGAAACGGCACATCAATTAATGCTGATATTTCATACTACTTGCCTAGAGCAGACAAGTTGCTTGTCACTCAGGAAGGTGATATTCAGATATTAATGGGTCAACAATCTAGAGATCCTCAATTAAAGAAAACACCCGACAACGCTTTAGAATTGTACCAAATTTTAATGAATGCTAACACTATTGATCAAAACGATGTTCAAGTCAAACCGATCGAACATAAATTGTATACTATGTCTGATATTGGAAAGTTGGACAACAAAATTGATGAACTTAGAGAATACACAGAACTTAATCTTGCAGAACTCAGAGCTTTTCACACACCAGGATTAGATAGTGACGGTGTAGAACGCCCAGATGCTGGTTTGATTGTCGATAATGGTGATGATCAATCTGGTGCTGCCACAGATGATGGAGACTATTCAGCGGCTCTTGATCCTGAAAATAAGTTGATTCGACCTAAAGCCGATGAAGACAATATTCGTTTAATTTGCGAAGCCGATTATGGTACTAGTAATATAGTCAAACGAGGCGATAATGTCTATTTACAATTTGATTCTGACGAATGGAAATTTCAGGATCTTGCTTCTCGTTCAATTAAAATTAATCCTTTCGGCATGGTGGATAATGTCGGCGTTATTAAAATGTCACCTTCAACGGACGAATGGAAAGATTGTAAAAGCGAAGCAATTAAAGCGATACAAGGCACTTCTAGGTTAGATTCTAAACAAGCCTTTTTGTGGAATAATTGGCAATGGAATTGGAAGGGGCGTAATGACGATGATCTTTGGATCAGTGCTGGCGATAAATCCAGACTTGCAAACGGAATTCGTAGCAGAGCTTCACAGGTGTTTAATGACTTCTATACGTCATCTAGATCTTCGAAAAAAGCTGCCGGATTTGTTAGACGAGTAGTTGCTAGTGATACTTTAAGAATGAGGATCGGTCATCGTACTATTGATCTGGCTTTGATTCCTTGGATTCGTTCTAGAAAAATATATTTTCACGCTAAAGGATTAACACCTAATACTAAATTTACTCCGTTCTTTGATGGTAAGATAGTAACTGATTGGTGTAGAGAAGAAACCACGTTTGTTCCTTTCTCAGATAGAACCGACGATATTGGAAATCAAGGTGCACAATATAGTGCACATCCAGACGGATCAACAGAACTCCAATCAGACGATAATGGAGAAATTATTGGATCGTTTTACATTCCAAATAGGAAACCTCTATATTATATTTCTAAGAAATTAAGAAAGTCTAAAATCAAAACAGAGTATCTCAGATTTAGATCAGGTGTTCGTGAGTTTAAACTTTTAGACATTAATGTAAACGATTGGGCAAAAGCAAAAAGTAAAGCGTTTGGTTACTACAGCGTTGTTGGCGCATTAAATAACAAATCAAATAATATTTTAACTACTAGAGGCTATAAAACAGTTTCACCATTAGGATTAGGATTTGCCGGGCATCCCTCTACATACTCTCCTATCGAATTGCAATCCGCTTTGAATGGTGTATCATTAAGTGGTGGTTATACTGGTATATTTGAAGCGCAGTTAGCAGGTAAATATGGTCCAGGAACAAGTTTCTTGAACAATACTCAGTTACAAACGTTATCAAATAATGGTGAATTGTCTCAAGTTCTATCTGATTACATTAGTGTTAACAATAAACAATATCCTTCAGGAAGCACTTCTATTGTTTCGACTCCGCAGAATCCGCTTGCTCAAACCTTCTATGTTGATAATCAATTTGGTCTTGTGTTGACTACAGTTTCATTGTATTTTAAAACGAAGTCCACCCAAGGATTGCCAGTATCAATTCATCTAAGACCTGTTGTGAATGGTAAACCTTCTAGTACAGACATTGTACCTGATTCACACGTATTTTTAAATCCGAGTGATGTGAAAACGCCTGAGGTAAATGAAGTAGTTACGTTGAATACAATTAAAGAAGATTTCGAAACATTATTTACATTTGAAGAACCTATATTTTTGCAACCGTGGACTAATTACGCTATTGTTGTATCATCAGTATCAGATGAATATGAAATATATAGTGCAAAAACTAAAGAAAGCGTGTTGGGTTCTGCGGGTCGTTTGGTCACCACTCAAGAGGGTAACGGCACACTCTTCTTACCACAGAACGGGATTATCTGGTTAGAATCGATGAATCAAGATCTGATGATGAAACTCACTCGGGCTAAATTCGATCTTTCGGGTGGCACTCTTATGTTGAAAAATGCACCATTGTCTGCTTTACTGTTAGATAATAATCCAATCCGACTTTATTCCGGATCTGACCTTGTTTATGTCAATGCGCCTTGTCATGGATTATCTGTTGGAGATGTCACCACATTAGCTGGATGTACGACTGTTGACAATGTTTCTGCAGCCACTTTAAATACAGCACACACAGTCGAGGCAGTGGATCTAGAAGGATATAGAATTCAAATTACTGGTATAAATCCAACTAAAGATATTAGTGGTGGCGGCGATGAGGTTCTATCAAGAAGAAATGCAATTTTTGATGTTGCAAATCCTAACATCGAATCTATCATACCAAACTTTTCTTCTGTTGACTATTCTGCTAAGTTTCTTACCGGCAATCACATATCAGATACAACAACTGTAAGATTCCAACCTAATAATCAAGCGGGTTCAATGATCGATGCTAAGTTTGAAAAAATAACTCCTGATCAAAATATTGAATTTGATCAACCAAGAGCTATTTTTAATTCTGCAAAAACAGATGGAACTAGTGGTCTAGGTGGTACAACTCCAGGATCAAACGCATCAGTTTATGTAAAGGTTGATTTAAAAACTTCTAATGATTATATTTCACCTATCATAGATCTTCAAAGAGCATCTCTTACTTTAATTGGAGAATGTTTCGACGATGGTAACACCTCACTTAATCCGGTATCAGAAACCGCCGCTAGTGGTGGAACAGCAGGATCTAAACACATCACTACACCAGTAACCCTTGAAGTTCCTGCGGTATCGATTGATGTTAAAGCCGAAGTTACGACACCTCCAGGTTCAAACGTAGATCTGTATTATAGAACTGCTACGGCTGATCAGAATATTAGTGAAGTTTCGTGGGTTTATCAACCACCCGAAAACTCAATTGCAAATTCTACTAGTTCAGTAGAAGCACATTGGTTACCTGGCGGCAAAAATGGCACACTACCACCTTTCCAACAAGCTCAGACTAAATTTGTCATGACTGGTATTGATCGTGCGCCTAGATTAACTATGGAAAGTAAACAAGGTATTGTGACTAGATTCTTTGCAGTTTAATTATGGACGATTTTATTGAAGTACAAGGCTATCCGGGCTTAGTTCGTGATCAAAAGACTAATGCTATATTAAACGTCGATATGGATAAAATTGAACGGGCCCGAATTGCCAAAAAACTACGTTTAGAAAAACGTCAGGACGAAACAATGCTAAATGCTAGACTGTATTCTTTGGAATCTGACATATCTGAAATAAAAAACGCATTGGAACTGATAACTAAAAAACTTATATAAATAAACTCATATCATATGAAGTTTTATAAATGTCATTTAGACCAATCCGATTTGCCAACTCTATCGAGAATGCTGGTGCAGTTAAACAGTTTACGTTAACTGACGAAGACTATTTAGCTTATGTGGCGGGAAAACATCTTAGTGAGATGGTTGAAGGTGATCCTACCACTTTAACCAACAATTCTAGTGTCACTACTTTAAATGTAGGCACTTACGTTGATACCGTAATAAATCCTTCTGAACCCAGTGAAGGACCTAGAACGCATTCTCGTGTATATAATATAGATGCAACATCTGTTCCTTCTAATGGAACTAATACACTTGAGTACGTAAATCCTGTCAATTTACCTTCGTTAGTATACGTTGATGATACTGTTAGTATTACTATTCTTATTGATGCAACAAACGCGGGCAATGGCTTCGAAGAAATTCAAACATCTATGAGCATCGGTCAAGCGTCTAATAACTATGTTATTAACTCGACCGTTATTAATCCTGCTGCTGGGTTTATAGAAACTACTGGAGTTAATGCAGAAGGATTAACTTTTACGTGGGAAGACTTTTCTTCTTCACCCACTAAACTTCAAGGGCAGTACTCGGCAACATACGATATAACATTTACTGATATTGGTTATATGACTTTTGAATTTTCCACAACGGTCACAGATACTGATAATGCGCTCTCTTCTGTATCCGATTTTTTCACTTCTTTTATACGGGTAGAACGTTCAGACACTCCTGGAATATCTGAAATTGAATCTTCGGTTTATCAAAACTCTATAGACGTAGTGCAGGAAGAAGGTGATGATAGGAAATATCCTATATTCTATGATAGATGGCGTAGAGGATTAAAAGAAACAAACGATCTTGAACTTGACGCTATGTGTCAAAGAATAGTATCTAATATAATGACACATGAACGCCCGGGTACTTATCGTTTAGCTTCGGAGTCGCCTGGTTCAGATTGGCAATTGTATCTATCAAACATATTTATTGACACTCGTTATGATGGTACTGCAATTGGATATAGTATCTGGAACAGAAACGATGCGTTTCATCCAACTCCTTACAAACCTTTAATGGTTAGACGCGATAATAATAATTTTGATGGTCTTCAGGAAATGACCGAAGACCAAGTGAAGTTTACATTTGGCGAAAGAGCCAAACGTATTATTATTGAGTCAGGGATTGGTCGTTATCAATTAAGATCTAGTGAACAAGGTGCACCTACTGATGAAGGCACTTGGATTGCTAGAGGTGTAGCACTGGACACCAGAGTTTCTTATAATGTAAATGAAGGTTATGAATCCGTATCGACGTATGAAACGGATTATGAGGCTAGTTTTCTTGGTGTACTTGATTACGAAACAGAATATCAATCTACTTATATCACAGAGTATGCGACCGATTATGAATCATCTTATGATACACAATATCTAAACGAGTTTTCTGAACCATATGAAGGTACTTATATAAGCACGTATCAGGGTGGTTATGAAACTGATTATTTAACTGATTATGAACAAGAATATGAACACGAATATGAGGGCACTTACAGCACGGATTTTGAAGGTACTACGGACAGCGAATTCTATCAAACGTCATATACAGGTGAAATTGATATAGAACCTTACGATGGTGAATATGATGGCACTTTATATGAAGCATCGTTTGAAGGCATATATGCAGGACCATATTCTACCGATTATGAAACTATTTACTCTGGTGATTATGAAGCCAGTTTTGATGGTGACTATGCTGCAACTTTTAGTGGCGATTATGAATCAAGTTTTGATGGTGACTATACGGCAACCTTTGATGGTGAGTATGAAGCCAGTTTTGATGGTGACTATGCTGCAACTTTTAGTGGCGATTATGAATCAAGTTTTGATGGTGACTATACGGCAACCTTTGATGGTGAGTATGAAGCCAGTTATCAAGGTAGTTACGCTGCAACCTTTGATGGACAATATGAACCAGACTATATTGGTAGTTACACTGCAACCTTTGATGGACAATATGAACCTGACTATATTGGCAGTTACGCTGCAACTTTTGATGGGCAATATGAGGGCAGTTATCAAGGCGGTTATGCAATAACATACACTGGTGAATATACAGGAACTTTTGAAGGAACTCCAGTATCTGTTCCTTATCAAGGTGATCCTGTACCACAAGACTTCCAAGGTGATCCTGTAGACCAAAACTTCCAAGGTGATGCTGTAGACCAAGACTTCCAAGGTGATGCTGTAGACCAAAACTTCCAAGGTGATGCTGTAGACCAAGACTTCCAAGGTGATGCTGTACCACAAAACTTCCAAGGTGATGCTGTAGACCAAGACTTCCAAGGTGATGCTGTACCACAAAACTTCCAAGGTGATGCTGTACCACAAAACTTCCAAGGTGATGCTGTTGCCGAAAACTTCCAAGGTGATCCTTACACAGCAACTTATCAAGGTTCCTTTACTCCAGTTTACGAAGGTGCTTACACCCCAACGTTTACTGGTTCCTTTACTCCAATTTTTCAAGGTTCCTTTACTCCAGTTTACGAAGGTGCTTACACCCCAACGTTTACTGGTTCCTTTACTCCAATTTTTCAAGGTTCCTTTACTCCAGTTTATGAAGGATCTTATACTCCAACGTTTACTGGTTCCTTTACTCCAATTTTTCAAGGTTCCTTTACTCCAGTTTATGAAGGATCTTATACTCCAACGTTTACTGGAAATTATCAAAGAACATATGTTGGTCCTGGAACCATTTACTCTCGAACTGCGCCAGTGTCATATTGGTTAAGCGAAGCAGAGTATATTCCGGAAGACGACATCACCGAGTATCAATACACAATTTATTATCAGGGCTCCATTGTTGCTAGCGGCTTCAGTGATCCAACTTCAGTATCAGCTGGAGGCTTCACATATACACGAGGTGCTCTTGAAGATACGGTTAATCTCGGCCTTACAACAGAACTCTATTATAGTTATACTCGGGCATAAAGACAATGGCAGATTTTTTAAATTTTGAAGGCCCATTAATACCAGAAAACTTTCAAGGTGATGCTGTACCAGAAAACTTTAGTGGTTCTGCTGTTACCAAAAACTATAGTGGTTTGGCTGTTGATGAAGACTTTCAAGGTGATGCTGTACCAGAAAACTTTAGTGGTTCTGCTGTTACCAAAAACTATAGTGGTTTGGCTGTTGATGAAGACTTTAGTGGTGATGCTGTTGCTGAAAATTTTAGTGGTTCTGCTGTTACCAAAAACTATAGTGGTTTGGCTGTTGATGAAGACTTTAGTGGTGATGCTGTTGCTGAAAACTTTAGTGGTTCTGCTGTTGCCAAAAACTTTGATGGCGGAGTTCCTTACACAGCAACTTATGAAGGATCTTATACTCCAACGTTCACTGGGCAATATCAACCAACTTACGAAGGTGCTTACACCCCAACGTTCACTGGACAATATCAACCAACTTATGAAGGATCTTATACTCCAACGTTCACTGGGCAATATCAACCAACTTATGAAGGATCTTATACTCCAACGTTCACTGGGCAATATCAACCAACTTACGAAGGTGCTTACACCCCAACGTTCACTGGGCAATATGAACCTACATACATCACGGACTATGTTCCTTCTTATGATGGAAACATTATATCTGAAGATTTTGATGGAACGATTTTTCAAGGCACCTATGATGGAACATTGTTCACAGGATCATACACTCAAGATCCAGCATTTGAAGGCAATTATACCGGAGTGTTATTCACAGGATCATATGATCAAGATCCAGCATTTGAAGGCAATTATACCGGAGTATTATTCACAGGATCATACACTCAAGATCCAGCCTTTGAGGGTATCTATGACGGAACATTGTTCACAGGATCATATGATCAAGATCCAGCATTTACTGGCACATACGATGGTCAAATATATACTGGTGAATATACTCAAGATCCAGCATTTACTGGCACATACGATGGTGAAATATTCACAGGATCATATGATCAAGATCCAGCATTTACTGGCACATACGAATCGGTAATATACACTGGTGAATATACTCAAGCACCAGCATTTACTGGCACATACGATGGTCAAATATATACTGGTGAGTATCAACATGATTTTGAAACTACTTATATAGGAGATTATTCAGGCACATACGACGGTAGCATATACGAAGCGACTTTTGGAGGAACGTATGTTGGTGAATATGAGGGCGATTATCTTAAAACTTATATCGGTGAATATATCGCATCTTACACCGATGATTTTGGTGGGTTATATGCGACCGACTACGCTACTGATTATGAAACAGCATACACTACAGAATATAGTGGAGAATATGAAGAACCCTTTGATGGTATATATGAAGGAACTGAATATGAGACTGGATATGATACCGAATATACCGGTGAGTTTTACGAAACAGAATATTCAACAGACTTTGAGGGAGACATATATACACATGAGTATTCGGTTTCAGACTATGCATCTGAATATGATACAGACTATACCACTGAATATAGTACGGACTTAATTTACGGCGCTTCTTCTGGACTTGAAGCGCCCTATGTGAGAGTAGAGACGTGGACTTTATATGTAAGAGCGGCATAAATGAGGATTTATTATGGCAGAGTATCGATTTTTAGACAATGCATTTTGGGAAGAAGAAGATCATTCTAAATTAAAATGTATTCGTATGACCAAACTTGGTCCTGGCAAAGAAAAGAAAGATGAACTGACGGTTCACAAATTTCAACTTGACGGATCAGAAAATCCGTTGTATAATGAAGTTATTGATGCGTTAACAGTAGAAGGAATTAATGCTAGTACTGCTAAAAGAAATGCAGAAAAAGCAAAGCGCAAAATTGACGATACTGTTAAACGAGATCAGGATAAACAGGCTAAAGAGTTAGAAAAACTTTATACTTTAAAATTACAGGCCTTTGAAATAGAAGATATAAAAAACTGCAAAGAAACAACTCTTAGGTCTAAAGTACGTAGAGCAAAAAATGAAGTTGAACTCAATGCCTCGGTTACAATGGTAATGGCATATGAAATGGGTTTTTTTAAATGACCCGTGGTTATGTAGTAGTTGGTACCGTTAAAAAATATTTTTACTTATCAGCTATTCATGTTATCGAAACTATTAAAGCATATAATCCTGATGCTAATGTCACCCTTTTCACTGAAGAACGTTTTTTGGACGGTCAAGAATTTTGTGCGGATAAAGTAGAATTTGTAGCCAGTCACAAACGATCTAAGATTGATGGAATGGCAAAATCACCATACGACCAAACATTTTATATTGATGCTGATTGTGATGTAGAACATGAAGACATCGCAAGAGTGTTTGATGAACTTGGAGATAATGATTTAGTTTTCACAGGATTGCCCGAAGAAAGACATTATTGTTACGCTGAAGTCTACTTTCCTGGCGCAACTAAACCAGATGGTAGTATGGGTGGATTTGAACTTTGCGGAGGAGTGTGTTTATATAACATGACTAATCCTTTGGTAAAAGAATTTATGGTGGATTGGCATGATCTCACTATTCGTCAATATGATGGTCATTGGTGGCCATTAAACGAGGATGGCACAGAAGATCTTAAGAACTATCCAGCTTCTTTTAAACGGTGGGATCAATTCTCTCTTTGGAGGTTGTTAAACAAAGAACCAAAATACTCATCTTTAAAGGTTGCCATCTTTGAAGATGATGCCCGTTGGAACTTTTTTAATGGTTATAGAGCAGCACACAATACTAAACCTGTTGTGATACGGCATTTCTCTAACTCAAAAGCAAAACACAATAACTATGATTAGAATTGGTTTGAAAGATGTACCCTTGAATGATTATGCGTTAGATATTCTAAAAGGCGCTGAATGGTTTATACAAGACGAACATTATAAAGCAGTGGTTTTATCATGTGAAAGTTTTTTGAATCATTCTGACGAATATATTAGTGATCAGTATCTTCAAAAAATTATGGATATGGGCGACAAACATGATGGATTTCCTGAAATTATATGTGCACATTCGTTCGTTTCTAAGAATATAAAGTTTGTTGATTGTGATGATATAGCAGAAAAGGCTGAGGAGATTAATAAAAACCTCCAAGAGACCATTGGCGGTTTAGTTACTAATTTGTGTATGAGAAGAAACGCTCTGTTTGCGGTATATCCTCCTGGAGGATTTATTTCGTGGCACAATAACGCTAATGCATCAGCATATAACATCATCTTCACCTGGTCTGAAACAGGAGATGGTTACTTTAAATATTGGGATCCTGATAAAAAAGAAATCATTATAATTCCTGATGTAAAAGGATGGCAATGTAAAGCAGGTTATTTTGGAAGTTATGATCAAGAT